CGAAGTCTATACGTTTTATTATGATGAAACGAATAATATTCGAAAACTATATTTAAAAGATTCTGGTTTTAATGTTGTAAAGGCGGATAATTTCATCCTTGCAGGAATACTACACAAAGGGTTAAGCACTGACAGCGATTATTTAACCCTATTTAAAAAGCTTAATCTTCAAAAAAGTGCCCGCGAGTTAAAACTCAGTCATATTGCCAAGGGTAGTTTTTTGGACATGCTTAAATCTGATAAGCTTTTAATTATTCTAAACTGGCTTATTGAAAACAATTTCCACATCCATTATTTTAATCTTAATATCACATATTGGTCTATTATTGACATTATTGATTCTATTATTGGAGAGCTACATAATCCTTTTTATATCATGAACCACATGTCACTTAAGAGCGATTTTTATGAGCTTGCCAATAGCAATTCCGATGTTTTCCTGAATGCTCTACATAAATTTAACTACCCCGATATTCCAGAAGAAAAAGTTTATGACTTTTGCCTCTGGCTTATCGATTTTACATGCATGCACAGTTGTATGCTACCAGATTTTCGAGCACACGCACTCAAAAATTTGGTTAAAGAATCTCTAAAAATCGAAGAACTACCGTTCATATCGGGATTTCATGGTCGAAAACTGATCGATAGCTTTATGGTATTTTATTTAAGAAACTTGTATCTATTTAAAAATTCCATTCACATATTTGATGAAGAAAATAGCATTCAAGATGAAGTTAAAAACTTCCCGTTAACTGAAAATGGCATACCAATACAGAATCATGAATTCGTTAAATCCCACAACTCAGAGGCTGTCCAACTATCTGATGTTATCGCAGGCTTTTTGGGTAAGTATTTTTCTTACTTAAAAGATGTAAATGACGAGCAATTAGCGATTGATAAGTCAGCCTTAACGAGCAAGCAATTTAAGACCCTTTCTGCGTTAAAACACATTATTGATATTTCTGATGATGTTAGCAGAGGATTTTTTAATGAAGTTAGCAGCGAGGGAGAGCGACGAAGAAACAACCGTTTTTTACATGGTGTATAATCGTAATGGGTAAATTCTGCTTTTGGCACAGAGCGAACTGTCAGATTAGTTTTTACTCTGTGCCATAGATGTATAAACTCACATCAGAGCTTATACAATTTATTGCGGTATTTCCGGCCATTCAGGATTTGCTGGTTCTACACGACTGACCAGAACACTGTAGCGTTCCCAGATCTCCAGCCGTGTGCGCTCCTCCTCTGTTGCCATATTCAGCCTGACAGCGCGCTCCAGCGGCAAAATCACGGATTCAGCATCTGCAAGAAGTCTGGCTTTCCGATTTTCTGCCTGCTTCTGCAATTCCTCTGCCGTATAAATGCGTTTAATCACTTTGCCGTCCTTAAACATCCAGCCCCCTGAAATGTCCGCCCGTCGATTAGCAGTAATATCCGCCACTTCAACCACACTTAATCCATCCGGTCTGATAGCTGTCACATCCTTTTCCACATAGCGGATGATATTATCTTTGTCGTACGCTATTTTTATCGTGTCATCAGCAAAATACTTTTGTTCTTCGTACCAGTTCTTACCATCTTCTGTAAAAAACCAGACGACATCAAAGTCCTTTGTCAATTGATATTGTTCAACTGTTTTTGGATTACCCACCGTTATATTTATCAAATGCTGCATAAATTATACCTGCGCCACGTTGTACCATGTCCCGTTAATGTATTTCTGAACCGGTCTGTAATATACGCCACCAATGTTATCGGCAGAGTTTGAGCCGGTATCCTGAACAATAATGCCGGTATATACACACCCGGACGGTGCCTGATGTGTCCATGTCATGCCATTGTTCGCAGGTTTGTATGTGGCGGCACCACCAAGCCGGATATCCCGGACATAGCGGGAGTCAAAATTGCTGAAATTTGATGGTATCACCTGCCCGGTAACCCGTAGTGCATCAGACTTAAGCGTCATCAGGTCTTTTGTTGTGCTGCCAGACCTGATGCGCCATTTAAAATATTCATTGCCATTATCACCAGTTTCAAACCACATGTATGAGTCAGAATCAGCATCTGAATCATTTTTAAATCCAATTTTCGCCCAGTCAGTGTTTCTTTCCCAAATCAGGAAGGCATCATTGATAAATTTTATGCTGCCTGACATGCTTCCGCCTGATAATGCCAGAGCAAGAATATCCGCAGGTGTTGGCTTTCGTGATGTTGTATAAAACTCTGACCAGTCAGCCTCAAATCCATACCCATCACGTGCCGACCTGTAAAAAATCCCCCTGTTTTTATAATCCACAAGAAACTGCATTGCCGGACAACTTCCCTCACCCGTGTAAAAATGCAGCACCATTTTTGATGCTCCGCCATCCTGTGCACAATAAGCACCACTGTCCCAGTTCCATCCTACCGCTTTATTATTTGCAACCGTATTTCCTGTTTTCCCTAATGCAAAAGCCGGTTGCTTATTTTTCGTATTGTAGTCGCGTCGCCAGCCCGGCGCATAATCAGCTCCGTGATTGATATACGTAAATTGCGCACTGGTGGTACCGCCACCGCTTGATGTACTCGGAGTGGTCACACGAATGGTCATTGCAGCTTTAACGCCCATAACCTCAATCACGCAACCTGCAAGATGAATCGTCCCACAGTCAGTATCGGTAATAATTTTGTTATTACCGTATGACCAGGAACACTTGCACATCCAGTAGGGATGATTAAAGGCTCCCTGAGACTCTAGCCAGTCAATAAACTGAGCGGTTGTCCAGTTTCCGGCTTCAGTGCTCAAAGCGCCGCTATAAGCACGACAGGCACCGATATTTTTCGTGAAAGTATCCTTTCCCGGAATATCCGCACCGTTCTGATCTTTCTGAAGACGTTTTTCAGCATTGTCATAGGCAGACTTCACCGCTTTTGGTGTTGCCGCAAGCGTTTCAGAATCGCTGTTGGTGGCGCTACTGAGCTGGACAAGACCTTTTCGCGCTGTGGTGGCATCCTGTGCAGTGTATTTCCCGTTAGCAAGGTCATACGCTGTCTTAACCGCCTTTGGCGTTGCCGCAAGCGTTTCAGAATCGCTGTTGGTGACGCTACTTAGCTGGACAAGGCCTTTTCGCGCGGTGGTGGCGTCCTGTGCGGTATATTTCCCGTTAGCAAGGTCATACGCGGCCTTTACCGCTTTCGGCGTTGCGGCCAGTGTTTCAGACGTGCTGTTGGTCGCACTGCTTAACTGAGTAAAACCTTTGGCGGTCAGCGAGGCGTCCGGGTGACGTCGTGACTGTTCGTGCTCTGCAATTTTGTCATCAACGTAATCCTGCGTCGCCATCACTGTTGTGGTGTCAATGGTCAGCTCCACTGAGGCCACACTGCTGACGATGATGACCATGCGACAGGTCTGCGAACGCCCTGAGCCTTCGGCAAGAGCTGGCTTATAACTTTCGGCCATGTTCGCCACGGCAATTAATGTTCCCGCATCATCGTACAGGCCAAGCTCACGCATCCAGAAACCGCCCACCTCCGGCGGAATAACCAGCTCTGCGATAATATAATTACTGTTTCGTTTGTCCTGGCTGATTTTGTTCAGCGCATGTCGCCAGACTTCATGGATAAGTCCGGTCTGTCCGGCATCCGGGACAGGCAATTTACCACCGCCATCCCCGACGGCCATCGTGGTAATATTGACCTTCCGCCCTCCCGGTGCGGTTGCCGCTGCCAGCTTTGCTGCACCGGCAGTGGTGATAACGGTTTTGAATTTTGTGCTCATTATTCCTCACTTATCCGGGGTAAACCGTAATTACATCGCCGTCGTAAGCCACACCACCGGCGAACAGGTAGCCGGGAATGTCCCGGGTAATGTTCAGGCCAATAAGGTGGCGGCTTGCAGGTTTGGCATCAGCAATCAGCCGTTCCATTTCCTGATACATTGCCTCTGTGATGCCACTTTCCAGTACACCAATATCGAGCCGGAAGGTGCCGGGCGGGTCACTGTTTTCCCACCACTCCGTCACGTTGATGAGATAGCCGAGCGGCTCCACCACACGCCGGATTGCGCCGATAGTGCCTTTATGACAGTGGATGAAATAGGCATCGCGGATAACGGCGCGTTTTGTCGCTTCCGGCCACTTTTCATCCCACCTGTCGACCGAAAACGCCCACGCCAGCCACGGCAGCAGATTTGCCGGACAGGTATCCGGGTTCCACAGCTCACGAATACTGACCGGCGTTTTTTCAATTTCCGCACAGGCTTTTGCGGCGGCGACTTCAAGCGGTGATGAGCCGGTCGGCAGCAGGCGCGAATCACTCATCCGAGCCTCCGGTCACGACGCGGTATTCGGTACAGAAAGACGCCTGCGTACTGTTGAGTACGATGTCGGCCAGTGGTGCGGCCAGTTCGACACGCTGCACGCCTTCCACATGCAAAGCAGCATAAATGGCAGACAGACGGATGTCGCGCCCCAGCCGGTGCTGTGCTGTGATGTACGCTTCCAGTTTTTTCACGGCAGCAGCGCGGATGGGTTCGCTTTCGGGACCAGGGTAAAGGTAAAGCGTGGCGTTTATCTGGTATTCAACGATGGCGGCAGACTGCACGGTCACGCGGTCGGCCACCGGCCTGACGTCCTCGCCATTAAGGGCGTTACGCACCACCGCCAGCAGGTCTTCGGATGCGACACCGTTATTTTCACGTGACAGCACAGAGATGGTGACGCAGGCCGGAGACGGACTGGTGACAGAGATATCCGCGACACGCCCGTCGGCACTGCGACCATGATACTGATAGGCACCCACCGACCCGGCGACGCTTAAGCCCTCAAACGCCTGCTGAATACGCAGACGATAATCGGTGTCAGACTCCATCACTGCCGGTGTCGGCGGAATGGTCGAATCATCTGCCGGGGTGATAGTCAGGCGCGTGGTGTTGTAATTGGCACCAATCACATCAAGGTCATTACCGGCTGCACAGGCCAGCATCACCGCCCGTGCAGCCTCATTCACACGCTGACGCCAGATAAGCTCACGATAAGCATTTTCCTCCAGCAGTTTGACGAGAGGCTCAGATTCCAGCGTCAGGGTACGGGCGACCGCCTCCTGCTGGTCTTCCGGGTAAAGGGAAATCAGTGTCGCCTTGCGTTCAGCGAGAATGGTTTCAAAGTCCAGCTCCTCAACCACATCCGGTGCGGGTAGCTGGTTCAGGTCGATAATCGGCATGGTTTCAACTCACAGGGATGGTTAACGAAAGTGGCTGGCCGGTGTCGTTGTGCTGGCCGGTTAACGTGACCGTCATTCGTCCGTCAAAACTGCGCTCAGTGGTGACGGATGACAGGGTGACGCGGGGTTCCCATTTCAGCACCGCCATGTAACAGGCGACCTTAATCTGCAACTCAAGCGCCGGGGTCTGCGGCTGGTCAATCATTGACGCCAGCAACGAGCCGTAATCACGACGCATCACCCGTGAGCCGACCGGTGTGCGCAGGATATCGCCGATACTCTGGCTGATATGCTCGAGGTCAGTGACCGTCAGGCCATCACTGCGATTCATTCCGAGATAACGCGCTGTCATAGAGGACTCCCGGTTGTGCCGCCGCTGTCGCCGGGGTGTTTATGGGTGTGCAGTACCTTACCGTTTGATGAGAGTTCACCGCCGGTGTGTTCAATGTTGCCGCGCATCGTCCCGCCCTTCTGCACTTCCAGCGTGCCGGTAATCAGCCTGTTGGTGCAGACCACCTCCGGTGTGTCCAGGGTGACGCGGGTTGATGCTTTCACCATGACCACCGGCACCGTGGCAGTAACAGAATCAGAAGCCGTCACGCTGGCTGTTTTAATTCCGCTTACCGTGAGTGCGCTGGTTTCAGGTTCATACTCAATCACCGCCCCGTCAGGGAAACGGATATGCAGGGCATCCGCCGACGCAGACGGCGCGGGGTTATCGCCGGAATAAATCCCCGGCAGAACGAACGCCGTGTCGAGTTCACCGCCCACGGCCAGAATCAGCACCTGCTCCCCCACAGAAGGTGCCCACCATGTGCGCGAACGACCGGCGCGATGAGTCAGCCACTGAAGCCAGTCGGTGCACATGCCGCCGGTCTGCACACGGCAGCGACCGGCGTTAAGGTCGGTTTCGACGATAATGCCGGTGCGGATCATGTTGCGCAGTGCGCGCGCGAGTTCCTGAATATTTGCGAGAGTGTTCATAACGGGAAGGATGCCGCCGGGTCATACCGGCGGCAATGTGACGATGAGGTGTCAGGAATGGCACAACTAACGGTCGAGGTGAGCCAGAATAATCTCTTCAATCATCTGCACATCCTCACCGGTAAAGCCGAGCAGAGGACGCGCCGGATAATCAATTTTCTTACCGTCTTTCCGGGTTTCTTCCGACAGACCGAACTGATGCACACTGGCGATTTTCGGTGACTTCCCGCCGTAAAACTCCATTGATGCCTGTTCCGGGCTGGCGCGGATATGCAAAAAGCGACTGGTGATAAGTTTCGCAAACATTTTTCGCTTAACGCGACCGGTCTTTTTTCTGGCGCTCTGCTGCTGGCGTGGCGCGTAGGGTGTGCCGTCCGGGGCTTTCTGTGCCATCACCCGACGCTGCTGACTCTGCCGCAGACGCTTCGCCAGTTCGGCACTCAGTCGCCGACGCCCTGACGGTGACAGCGATTCAATCAGTCCGGTCAGCCGGTCTTCAAAACGCTTAAACTCATTCATCCCACTTGCTCACCAGTTCGCCATTGATATACAGCTCCATCGGTCGGGTAACCGGCTCCGGCGGCGAAGGTTCCGGGATATTCTTCACATGCAGCGCGCCGTCAACCTCACTGACCAGCGTGCGCTCGGTCAGCATCAGGCTGATGCTGATATCAAAGCTGCTGTCATTGTTGATGTCTGCATAAAACGTGAAGCCCTTTTTCTGGCCTTCGTCGGTGGTCATGATGTCGGGCTGATTTTCCCGCAGCCACGCCAGCACCGGCACAATGAGCAGGTCAAAATCACCGGTAAAGTCGGTCACAATCACATTGAGCGTGTAACGCTTTTCGAATGACATAGACGTCGCCAGTGTGGAGGCAATACTCCCGTTATCCACGAATATCCGCAGCATCTCGGGGTTAGTTTTCAGCACCGTGACGGCATCAGTCAGCGCCCTGCGCAGGCTGTCGGGTTTGAGCATCATTTTCGTCCTGACAGTGTTTAATCATTTTTACCTGGCTGGCACAACGTGCCAGCGCGTTCTCAAGCTGCCGGATATCGGCACTTAAATCGCCGTTCTTCTGCGGGTCACTGCCCGGCATCGGGCAAAGGCTCACTTTCGGGCAGGCGTTGTGGACAATCACTGGCGTCAGTGCAGGCGGGGCGCTGGTGCAACCGGCGCACAGCATCAGGCAGGTCAGCACCATACCAGCGGCGAAAATCTTCGTTTTCATTAAGTAACCTCGTGATGGTTTTCTCGCGCTGTGCTTCACGCTTCGCGGCGTTCTCCAGTTCCTGACGCAGTGCCACCTGCGCCAGCTCGTTTTTGTCTGCCCTGGTGAGGGCAACATGAAGCTGATTTTTCAGCATGGTGATGGTCGTCTGCTGTTCACTGGCGACGTTGTTCACCCTGTCCAGCGAGGCGCGCAGGCTGGCGTTTTCATGCTTCGCCAGAAACAGCCCCGCCACCGCCAGCGATAACAACACAACCATCACAATCATCAGCTTTGACATGGTTCCCGCCCCTCAAAACGCTGACGACAGGCCGTACGTATCAGCCGGAAGAACACCGACGCCACGAGGTAAATCAGCGCGGTAAAAATCCACCCGGCAGCGACCAGCGAGATAAACGTCGCCACCATCACCACCAGAGCCGCCGCCCGTCTGCGCCACGGCACCGGCTGCAAAAACAGCGACGTGACAATCTTCACGGCCAGCGATTCAGGCGGCAGCTCCCGCCCGTAGCGTTCCAGCACATACTCAGTGGCATACACGCCGACACCACCGGCAACCACACAGATAACCGTCGCCAGAATCGCCCAGGTGGCGACAAAATTGACGGCCACGCTCTGCGGGTAAATCAGGGACAGTGCCAGCATCAGCGCCAGCGACACGTTCAGCATCAGTGAAAGGGATAATTTCTTCATGGTGTTTACTCCGTTTAAGCCGGTACGCCGCCAGCGGTACGCCAGACGGTGACCAGTTTTTCCAGTGAATGCTCACGCTGACCGTAACCGGCACCCGGCAGGGACGCCCAGATATTGCGACAGCGTGAAATGGCGCGCTCAATGCGTCCCGCCCGGATGTCATCCAGTGCACCGCGTTCGCGGATCAACTGAATGGCAAGTCTGTCCTGTGACAACGGACTGAAATCCGGCAGGGCAAGCTGTTTGCGGTAATGCGGCCAGAACAGGTAAAGCTGCTGATAGCGACCGGAGGCCGTGGATTTTTCACCGCGACGGTTAAACACCTTCGCCGGTCGGCCATGTGCGAACGGGTGGTCACTGTAGTCGGTGAAAATTTCCGGCTTCCCGTCCAGTCCGGTGACTATCACGTCATAGCCCCGGTTTTTCGTCAGCGGATGGTTTGCCGTCCCTTCGGACACGGCCAGCATGTCGAGAAAGGCGGCGATATTCTGATGCGTGTTAATTACCGGCATTACTGTTTCCCCCTGCCCTTAAAGCGGCGCTGAATGGCAATCTCAATCACCTGATAACCGGCGATACCCAGCATGGAGCCGATACCGCACACCGCAGGCAGTGACAGGTCAGGAAACTGCACCAGAACAACACCGGCAACCATCGAGACAAAACCACCGAGCAACATGCGCCCGATAAACAGACGCGGGGTGATGGGTTCACCACCGGCAAGCACCTTGCCGACAACAATCAGCACCCCAATCATGAAAAGCGACAGGACGCTTTTTTCTTCTGCTGTCATGCGTTACTCCCACAGATTGACAGTTTCAGCCACGGGCGCGGTCTGAACGTCGGGCAGTTCGACGGCGGTGCCGTGCGGCAGCACCGCACCCAGTTCAGCCAGTCCCGGATTTGCGGCGAGCACGGCCTCGACCACGCCCTCAGTGCGCCCGTAATACCGGACACAGATGGCGTCGAGCGTGTCGCCCTGTAGCGCAAAGGTCTTCATCAGATTTGACTCACGATGCAGCGCGGCTTGTCCTGGATGCGCGCCACTGCCCAGCGCATATCCCGCCACAGCTCATCAATGGTGCTGTCAATGCTGTCGGCCTTCTTGTCGCCTTTCGCACTGGCATCCACACCGCGATAACGTTCATAAAGTGACGCGGTCGCCATCGCACACACGGCGCGCTCGTAGTAAAAAACTTTGATGCTTTCACCGTCGATGTCGTCCGCCGGGACGTCCGCCAGACGTGTAAAACCGGCGGCAATTTTCTGTTCGCGGTACTCGTACAGCTCCGCATTCGTCTCCGCCATGCCTGACTTGATGGCCTCACGCAGACGGGCGGGGGCGACGGTCTGCTCAAGGCGCATACGTTCCCGGACGCGCTTCGGGTCGATATCGGGAAAAAAGAACGTGTTTTTAATCACCGGCTCGTCGCCTGCCGGTTGCGGGATGACCACCGTACCCTCACCGGATACAGGAGCCTCCTTTCGCGGAATAATCAGCGTCATCATGACTACCTCTGAAAAGTCGGGCGGTGGACGCCGGTGCAGTGTCAGGTGATTCACCCTCACTGACCGGCGTGCCGCCCTGGCGCGGGGCGCATTCGGTTGTTAACTGGCTTTCTTTTTCGGGCGTCCACGTTTTGCCGGTGTCACGCTCCGGGTCTTACGCGGGACACGGGTGGCCGCTTTGGGCTGCGGCTCCGGCTTCGGTTTCAGCTCCCGCTCCAGCCGTTCAATCTCTTTTTTGACGCCGGCCTGACAGTCGAGCTGTGTCGCACGTTGCAGGTGCGCCAGCGCACTGGCGGCATCACCACCGTCACGCAGAAACAGACCGGTGATTTTATGCAGCTTTGCGCGCACTTCATCAGGCATGTCAGCCGTGGCGGTCAGTTCGAGGGTGTCCGTCAGCAGGCGGGGATCCACAGACTCACCGGCAGCGTGGGCGCGCATGGCCGCGAGCGCCACCTCCTCGGTGAACATGTACGGCGGGGTGCGGCGGTGTTTACCCGGCATGGTCAGACCGTACTTCAGGGCATAACGGGCAATCTCCAGCGCACCGGCAATATCGCCGGTATCCAGACGCCACAGCATGACTGTCATCAGAATGTCATCCTGTGCACCTTTGCCCTGCTCCAGTACGCCGTTCACCCACGGCAACCAGAACGGCAGCAGTTCGCGTTTTTTTGCGGCCTTCAGCTCTTTTGAATAAATCGCTTTCAGTGTGCGCTGGTCTGCGGCGAGCTTGACCAGCATCTGCTCATAGACAGTTGCATGTCGCAGCGGGGCGGCTTCCCGCTGCGCGGTCATCGCTGCCGAGACCCGCATCATGTGGCGCTGTGCGGGACTCGTCATCGGTTACGCTCCCGGCTCTGCGGTCGCCTTAGCCGGTGTGGAGAAATCACCGACCTTAATTTTTTCCACCAGACAACCGGCGGCGTAGTCTTCCACCACGTAATCAATGTTCATTGACTCGTAGTTCTCCACGCGGTCGAGTTTCGGGTTTTCCTCAATCACGCGGCGATGGCTGTCATCCATGTAGTAGATGGACAGGTTTTCCAGCTTCGTGATGAGCATCGCATCCGCCGGGAAGTACGGGACGCGTACCGCCGGCAGGTTACCGATGCGTTTCTGGCTGATGATGACGTCAGCGGCCAGCATCTCGCTGTTGTCCTGCTCCTTGTTAACGATGGGGAAATACTTGTCCGCCAGTAGCTGACGCCCCACAATCACCACAAGGTCAGGGTCTTCCTGATACCACGGCTCAATCAGGTTGTTGGTCGCATCCATCACCAGTGCGTCAAGGCTGGCATAATCACCGCCCTTACCCACGCGGATAACCTCAGAGGTGGTGTGCCCTTCCTCGTCAGTGACCTTGCTCATCACGCGCGCCGGTGCTTCATTGCGGTATTTCTGCAGCCAGCCGACCGCCACATCCTGTAGCATCGGATTACTGCTGCGGTCAGAGGTTTCGGCACGCCTCACGCCGTTAAAACCGGCCATGATTAAATCAAGGGACTGGCGTTTGATAATGGCGTTACGGACACGGAGCTGGAAATCCTGATAACGCGCCCACAGGTCAAGCGTTTTGTAGCGGATATAAAAATCGAAGTTAATCTGGTCGCATTCGTACTTGTTTGACGCCAGCTTCGAGAAGTCCTTCGGCTGACGCTCGGTGCCACCGGCGGTGTCGCTGGTGCTGGCGATGGAGCCGGTGACACCAATACCAATTTTTTCCCCTTTCATTTCGCTGACCGGCACAATGTTGATGCGGGTCAGAAAATCAGAGGACTCCTGCATGGTGTTCATCAGGGTCTGGGTGACCGACGGTTCAACGGTGAATTTTTTCGACACATCACCGGCGTCGATGCCGTTCAGTTCGGCAACACGGGACAGGTAGGCATTAAATTTAAAGCGGGTTTCCTGGCGCATAGTTTTTCCTGAAATTAAGGGTTAATCGTGAAGGTTTTTCCGGACTGACTGACGCCGGTCAGCAGTTCGTCATCAGGGCGTCACCGCCACCGCCGGTGGCCTTGCTGCGGCGCTGCTGGGTCAGACTTTCGGTGTGGTCGAGACTGTTTTTCAGGCGGGTGAATGCCTGGCTGGTTTCATCCGCCCTGTCAGTCACCTCCTGCTTAAGTGCGGAAAAGGCGGTTTCCACCTCAGCGAGGCGCTGCTCAGTGGCGCTCAGTTTTTCCTGCACATGTTCAGCAACAGCGGTCACCGCTTCATGCACGTCATTCAGACGGGCGTCATCGCTGGCCTGTTTGCGGCCAAAAATGGATTTCACCTTTTCGGTCAGGGCGGTGAACACGGTTTCAGGCAGGTCTTCAAATTCCAGCTCAACAGGCGTTGCCACTGAAATCAGGTTTTCAGGGCTTAATTTGAAGCGGTTCAGAGGGTTGTGTTTTGCCGTGCGGCAGAATTCCAGGTATTCCGTGCCGAGGCTTGCCGGGTCATCGGTGACGGCCAGACCCACCAGATAACATTTGCCGGTATTGGCAAAGTTCGGCTGAATTTCCATTGAGGTATAGACCTTCTGCGCGGCCTTGTTCATCGCGATAAGGTCATCGGTCGGGGTGATTTTCGCAAACAGCGCCCATTTGCCTTTCAGCGCCGAATCATCGTCAATCTTTTCGGCCTTCAGTTCGACCACATCGCCATAACGCTTAAAAATACCGTCAGGCAGGATGCCGCGCAGATGTTCCAGGTTAATGCGGCAACCATAGACTCGCGGGTCAAAGGTTTCGGCCATTTCCTGAATATCCTGCGCACTGATGACACGCCCGTCACAGGTGTCACCCTCAACGCCGATACGAAAGAATTTTGAGACTTTTTTTGCCATTGTCAGGAGTCCTGAATAGTGATTAGAGGAGTCACATGTCGGCATCAGTTTCCCGACGATGCGCATCCTCCGCCATCAGTCCCGGATGGCTTATCACTGACACAACAGCACCTTAGCGAATCGCGGGGCGCGACTCAGTAGCCTTGCCGTGTATTCATCACGGCGAGGTATTCATGACCATCACCACAGACACCACTCTTTTACACGACCCGCGTCGTCAGGCGGCGCTGCTGTACTGGCAGGGGTTTTCCGTGCCGCAGATTGCCGCCATGTTGCAGATGAAACGCCCGACGGTGCAGAGCTGGAAACAGCGCGACGGCTGGGACAGCGTTGCCCCCATCAGCCGTGTCGAAATGAGTCTGGAAGCGCGGCTGACCCAGCTCATCATCAAACCGCAGAAAACCGGCGGTGACTTCAAGGAAATTGACCTGCTCGGACGCCAGATTGAACGACTGGCACGGGTAAACCGCTACAGTCAGACCGGCAACGAGGCAGACCTTAATCCGAACGTCGCTAACCGCAACAAAGGCGGGCGTCGCAAACCGAAAAAGAATTTTTTCAGTGACGAGGCCATCGAAAAGCTGGAGCAGATTTTCTTTGAGCAGTCTTTCGAATATCAGTTGCACTGGTATCGCGCCGGGCTTGAGCACCGCATCCGCGATATTCTGAAATCCCGCCAGATTGGCGCGACGTTTTATTTTTCCCGCGAGGCGCTGCTGCGCGCCCTGAAAACCGGTCATAACCAGATTTTTCTGTCGGCCAGTAAAACGCAGGCGTATGTGTTCCGCGAATACATCATCGCCTTTGCCCGGCTGGTTGACGTTGACCTGACCGGTGACCCGATTGTCCTGGGCAATAACGGTGCAAAACTGATTTTTCTCGGCACCAACTCCAACACCGCACAGAGCCATAACGGCGACCTGTACGTCGATGAGATTTTCTGGATCCCGAATTTTCAGGTACTGCGTAAGGTGGCATCAGGTATGGCCTCACAGAGTCACCTGCGATCGACCTATTTCTCCACCCCGTCCACGCTGGCGCACGACGCCTACCCGTTCTGGTCGGGTGAACTGTTCAACCGGGGACGCGCCAGCGCCGCCGAACGCGTGGAAATCGACGTCAGTCATAACGCCCTTGCCGGTGGGCTTCTCTGTGCGGACGGCCAGTGGCGGCAGATTGTCACCATTGAGGACGCCCTGAAAGGCGGCTGCACGCTGTTCGACATTGAGCAGCTCAAACGCGAAAACAGCGCCGACGATTTTAAAAACCTGTTCATGTGTGAATTTGTTGACGACAAGGCGTCGGTGTTCCCGTTCGAGGAGCTGCAACGCTGTATGGTCGACACGCTGGAAGAATGGGAAGACTATGCGCCGTTTGCCGCAAATCCGTTCGGCTCCCGCCCGGTATGGATTGGTTACGACCCGTCACACCGTGGCGACAGCGCCGGATGCGTGGTGCTGGCACCGCCGGTGGTGGCCGGTGGCAAATTCAGGATCCTTGAACGTCACCAGTGGAAAGGCATGGACTTTGCCACCCAGGCAGAATCCATCCGCAAACTCACCGAAAAATACAACGTCGAATACATCGGGATTGATGCCACCGGCCTCGGTGTCGGTGTGTTCCAGCTCGTGCGCTCGTTCTATCCCGCCGCGCGCGATATCCGCTACACGCCGGAAATGAAAACCGCAATGGTGCTCAAGGCAAAAGACGTTATCCGCCGTGGCTGTCTGGAATATGACGTCAGCGCCACCGACATCACCAGCTCGTTTATGGCTATCCGCAAGACCATGACCAGCAGCGGACGCAGCGCCACCTATGAGGCCAGCCGCAGCGAGGAAGCCAGCCACGCCGACCTCGCCTGGGCGACCATGCACGCCCTGTTAAATGAGCCACTCACCGCCGGTATCAGCACTCCGCTGACATCCACCATTCTGGAGTTTTACTGATGAGCAAGAAAAAAGGGAAAACACCGCGACCAGCGGCAAAAACAATGACCGCCAGCGCCCCGAAAATGGAGGCATTCACCTTTGGTGAGCCGGTGCCGGTACTCGATCGCCGTGACATTCTGGATTACGTCGAGTGCATCAGTAACGGCAGATGGTATGAGCCACCGGTCAGCTTTACCGGTCTGGCAAAAAGCCTGCGTGCTGCCGTGCATCACAGCTCCCCGATTTACGTCAAACGTAATATTCTGGCCTCGACATTTATCCCGCATCCGTGGCTTTCCCAGCAGGATTTCAGCCGCTTTGTGCTGGATTTTCTGGTGTTCGGTAATGCGTTTCTGGAAAAGCGTTACAGCACCACCGGTAAGGTCATCAGACTGGAAACCTCACCGGCAAAATATACCCGCCGTGGTGTGGAAGAAGATATTTACTGGTGGGTGCCGTCCTTCAACGAGCCAACACCTTTCACGCCCGGCTCCGTGTTTCACCTGCTGGAGCCGGATATTAATCAGGAGCTGTACGGCCTGCCGGAATATCTCAGCGCCCTTAACTCTGCCTGGCTGAATGAGTCGGCCACGCTGTTCCGCCGCAAGTATTACGAAAACGGCGCACATGCCGGATACATCATGTACGTCACCGATGCCGTGCAGGATCGCAACGATATCGAAATGCTCCGCGAAAACATGGTGAAGTCGAAAGGCCGCAACAACTTTAAAAATCTGTTTCTCTATGCCCCGCAAGGGAAAGCCGACGGCATTAAAATTATCCCGCTCAGTGAAGTGGCGACGAAGGACGATTTTTTTAATATCAAAAAAGCCAGCGCCGCTGACCTGCTGGACGCACACCGCATCCCCTTTCAGTTGATGGGCGGCAAGCCGGAGAACGTCGGGTCACTGGGAGATATTGAGAAAGTGGCAAAGGTCTTTGTCCGCAATGAGCTTATCCCGTTACAGGACAGGATCCGCGAGATAAACGGCTGGCTCGGTCAGGAGGTCATCCGCTTTAAAAACTACTCACTGGACACTGACAACGGCTGAACATCGCCGCCTGCGGGCGGCTTTTTTACAACCCGCCATCACGCCCTCACACGCTCACCACCGCACAAAACAGCCCGCATACACACCAACGCCCCGGCGAACAATCTAAACGCCATCACGACGCGCTCAGACGCTGAAAAAATAAAATCAGCACCACCGCCAGCGCGCAGTGCTTTCCCCGCCTCGCCCGCCCGCTTCACGGGGCGGTTTTAATGCAGGTGCATGGACACTCCAAGAGCACGCCAGCACTTACGATAACTGACAATAAAAGCAACTTTTGACACATGCAAATTCATGCCATCAGACACTCACAACAAAAAACAGCGATAGAAAATTAGACCAATAACACACAACCTATACGATCTCAATAACATTATTAACAAAAAACCATCAAGATCACATAAATAAGAACTAACAATTGACCTGTAGCTCATCATTTGTAAATTCATAACTATATCAATCGCGTTTTGC